ACGACGGTTATGCGGATTCGAGCGGCAACGAATATATTTTCGTTTCCGCCGCTACTGCGATTACCGGCGCTGGCTTCGTCTGCCGTATTTCTTCGGCTGGCACGGCTGATATGATCTCGACCTCGAACGATGCGCGCGGTGAGCGTGTCGGCGTGGCGCTGTACCCGCTTGCGGCTGGCGAATTCGGCTGGCTCCAGACGAACGGCGTCTTCGCGAACATCCAGACGCTTGCTTCGTGCGCGGCGAACACCCGCCTTAACACGACGGCGACGGCTGGCGCTTTGGACGATGACGGCACGGTTGGTTCGTTTGCAATTGACCATATCGTCCTGACCACAGCGCGTCCGGCGTCGCAGGGCAACTCTCCCGGCGTTGCTGCGAACAACGCGGCTGTCGGCGCCGTCCTCTAATAACGGCGAACTAAGCGGGGCGGGGCCTTCACTGGTCCCGCCCTTTTCTTTTCTCTTTCGGAGGGACCGAAAAAATGGACATCGAAAAACAGGCTTACAATCGCGACGCGCCGCAAATTGCGGTGCTGCGAATCTGGACCGAATACGAAGACGCTGGCACGGCGCCGGGCGACACGAAAGAGGTCCATATGTGCGAGTGGGTCAAGAAGGGCGGCAGTGGCGCCACGACTTGCGAGAAAATCGCGCGCTTGAAAAAGGACGCGGCGGTTTGGCCGGTTATCGAGCCTGCCTATACGGCGTGGCTTAAGGGGCAGGAAGAGCCGACAACTGGCACGGCGCTTTCGGCTTGGCCGGGCGTGAACACCGCGCAGGCGGATCGTCTGCGACTTATGCATATCCGCACGGTGGAAGACGTGGCAGCGCTGACGGACGCCGATATGGAGAAAGTCGGCATGGGCGCGCTTGCTCTTCGCGACAAGGCCCGCGCGTTTATGAAGGCCAAGCAGGGCGAGGCGCAGTTCGCGGCTGCAATGACGGAACGCGACGAAGAGAACGCCCGCCTTAAAGCGCAGGTGGAAGAGCTTAACGCGACGGTTGCCGCTCTTGCTGCCAGCGCGGGCATTGAAAAGCGCGGGCCGGGCCGTCCGGCGAAGAGTGCGGCTTGATGGATACCGAAGAACTCCGCGCAGCCGTAACCGAAATTGACGCCTCGCTAAAGGCGATCATCCCGGAAGCGTGGTGCATGGCGATCTTTACCGAGCGCGGGCATATCCAGATTAGCCTTAATCGCCGCGCGCATTGGCCTATTTCGACATACGACATTCCGGCCAACGCCGAAGACTGGAAAGAACGCCTTGCAACCGGTATCGCGATAATGCGCGAGGCCGTTATCGAGGTTGCCGCTAAACGGGAACGGGGCGAACTTTGACACTCCTTTCAATCTGCATAGACGCGGCGGACCAGACGGGGCAACGTCGCCCCGCGTCCGTTATCGGAAATCAAGACCCTGTTATCCAGCAGTTCTTGAACTATGCTCAGATTGAAGGCAAGCGCCTGCCGACGCGCGGGGAGTGGCAGGGGTTGCGCACGCCGTCTTCGTTTACGAGCCTTGCGAGCGAGGTTCAGACTGGCATGGTCCCGGCTGACCTCGCACGCTTCATAAACGAGACGTTCTGGAACCGCGCCCGCAAGCGCCCGCTTATGGGGCCTGTCACGCCCCAGCAGTGGCAGAATATCAAGGCATGGACCACAAGCCCGGTCCAAGACACGTTCACGGTATACGGCAGCGACATTTACGTTACGCCCGCACCGCCTGCCGGGCAGGAATTCGCTTTCGAGTACATTTCCTCGAATTTCTGCAAATCCGCAGGCGGCACGCTGCAATCGCAATGGCTTGCCGACACGGACATTGCGCGCATCCCGGATGAAATATTCTCGCTGGGCATTGCGTGGCGCTACCTTGAAAAGGTCGGTCAGGGGCGTGCGGCGGCGCTTAAGGCGGAATACGAGCTTCGTATCAAGCAGCTTCTGCTTGACGATAAGCCGCGCCGCAAGATCAGCTTGGCCGAATCGCAGGAATACGGGCGTTACCCCGGCATTGTGGTGCCGGAGGGTTACTGGAACCCCTAATGGCACGCGATACCTCGATTAGCCCGACGCTTCCCGCCCCGATTGAGGGCTGGGACGCGCAGAATGAGCTTGCGGACATGCCCGAAAAGCGGGCCATCATTCTGGACAACTGGTACCCGACAACCGACAAGCTCAATATCCGCCCCGGCTATTCGTCTTGGGCGACGGGCCTGGGTGCGCCGGTCGAGACGCTTATCGAATACACGCCGTTGACTGGAAGCGGGCAGCTTTTCGGGTGCGCAAACGGCAACATCTACAATGTATCGAGCGCGGGCGCGGTCGGTGCGGCTGTTCTGTCGGGCCTTTCTAATGCGCGCTGGCAGTATACGAACTTCGGCACGGCGGGCGGGCAGTTCGTTATCGCGGTCAACGGCGCCGATGCACCCATTAACTACAACGGCACCACTTGGGCGACAACGCCTGCGATTACCGGCCCGACTGCGGCGAACCTTGCTTGGATCAACAAGCACCAGCGGCGCCTTTGGTTTGGCGAGCGCGATAGCCTGCGCGCTTGGTATTTGCCAGTTAACAGCATTGGGGGTGCTGCGCTATCGTTCGATTTCTCGGGCCTCGCCAATGGCGGCTATATCATGGCTATGGGCACTTGGTCTCGGGACGGTGGCGACGGGCAGGACGACGTAGCTGTATTTCTTACCAGCGAGGGGCAAGCAATCGTCTATCAGGGCACGGACCCTGCGGCGACGGCGACATGGGCGCTTGCTGGCGTGTTTCAGATTGGCAAGCCAATTGGGCGCCGTTGTTTCCGCAAGGCTGGCGCCGACCTGCTGATTTTGACGCAAGAAGGCGTGGTGCCTGTATCGTCCATTCTCTCGATTGACCGTTCGCAATCCGAGCGCGTCGCGCTGACGGCGCAAGTAAACAAGGCGTTCAACGACTACGTTCGCGACTATGGCAGCTTGTTTGGCTGGGAACCGTTCATCTACCCGCGCCGGACCATGCTTCTATTCAACGTCCCGACAAGTTCCAGCACGGCATATCAAGTAGTCTTCAACGTGCTGAAAAAAGCTCCGTGCCGCTTTACCGGCATTCCGGCGCTGACGTGGGGCTTGCGCAACGAGGATGCGTATTTCGGATCGTCCAATGGCACGGTCTACAAGTTCGACACCGGCGCTAACGACGCGGGCGCAAACATTAATACCGACGCATTGCAGGCGTTTAGCTATTTCAAAGACACGACGCGCCGCAAGAACTTTCACGGCGTCAAACCGATCTTTGATGCAAACGGCATACCGCAAGTCGCCGTCGAAATGAACACCGATTTCCGGATTTTGCCGCCCGCCGCAGTTCCTACGTCGCTAGGCGGTACGGGCGGGCTATGGGATTTCGCGCTGTGGGATGTGGACACGTTCGGCGGCGATACTGACATTTATGACGGCTGGCTAGGCGTCGTTGGCGAGGGTGTTAGCGGGGCCTTGCGCATCCGAACCGCGTCGAATTCCCTGTCTGCGGGATGGATCGGAACAAAATTTCTTTTCACGCCGGGCGGTCAAATATGAAGAATTTGAAGAAACTCGCTGAAAAGCTGGATGACTACGGGCGCGACGGCGATACGCTCGTTGCGCATATTAACCCGCGCGAGGCTGCGATGCTTAAGGCCATGGGCGGGCGCGGCACTGTAAACCCAAAAACGGGCTTGCTGGAATTCGCCGATAGCGAGGGGCAAGGCACGTCAGAGGCAGGCGCCACAGGTGCGGGCACCGACAGCTACGGCAGTGTCGGCGGTGGGTACGATACCGGCGGCTCGCCTGGGTACGATGCTGGGTACGGCACCGTTGACACGTTCGGTGGGCAGACTGCCGCCGACTTGGGCAACTGGGACGGCGCGCTGGCTGGCGTTGTCGGCGAAAAAGCGGGACCGTCTTACGCCGAATCGCGCGGCATTGGCGGGCGCATTGGCGACGCGGTTGGCGCCAAGCTCGGTGACGCACTTTCGCGCCCGGCAGAGACGGCGATTAACACGGTCGCTGGCATGGCGCTAGGCCCGGTTGGGTTGGCGAACACGGTTAGCGGCTGGTTTGGTGGGCCGACGATTGGGAGCCTCGCCACGGGTGCGGCGCGCGGTCTTAGCGAGGGCAGCCCGCAGACGGCAAGCGCAGGCCCCGACGCCAGCGGCAACACGCGCGGCGCGATGGCCAGCGACATGTCGGGCGGCGCGTCCGGCTCGGGCGATTCGCCGCTTAGCCGTAGCAATTCGCAGTCCCCGCTTGCGCAGGCGTTGCTCGGTTCGCCGCCTAACCCCAGCGGGCGCATGTCCTACGGCGCGCCCTGGGCATATCGCGGCTAAATGGCAAAGATGACAAACAAAACATACACGGTTCCGCTTGGTTTGGTTTTTATTGCCGCGCCAGTCTTTGCTGTTGCCGCTTTGGGGATTGCGGTAATGGCCTATCTTGTTTTGTCGCACTAGAAATGCGTCAAGAACCCCGCCTGCTGTTTGGCTACGATGAAGACGTGGCCAAGTGGGTTTCACAGCGCCTTGCGGAGAACGGCGGCACTGGATTTGGCAAATGCACGGCAATAGGAATATTCGATGGCTCCGGTTCGCGTATCATTGCGGGGTGCGTGTATTTTGATTATCAGCCAAACGCGGGCACGATTGGAATGGCGATAGCATCGGAAAGCCCGATGTTCGCCACGCCTGGGACTATTCGCGCCCTGTTGCACTACCCGTTCGAGCAAATCGGCGCCTTCAAGGCTTGGGCAACAACGCTGCACACAAACGAGCGTTCGCAGCGGTTTTTAACGCGCGTCGGTTTTGTGCGCGAAGGAATTCTTCGGCATCAATTTGGCCAGAAACGTCACGCGGCGTTCTATGGCCTTATAAAGCCGGAATATCTTAGAAAATACGGTCATTAATCAATGAGCTTGGGAAAAGGCAAACAATCCGCACCCCCTCCGGTTGACGCGGCGGCAACGACGCGCGCGCAGGCAGCGGCCAACAAAGAAACTGCCGTCGCAAACGCGCAGTTGAACATGATTAACCAAGAAACGCCGGGCGGAAACCTGGAATATTTCCAGCGCGGCACCGGCCCCGATGGGACACCGCTTTACACCGCTAGGCAGACGCTCAGCCCGCAACAGCAGCGCATTTTCGACCTGCAACAGAATGCGTCGGAAACCTACGGCAAAACCGGCAATGCCTTGCTTAGCAACGTCCAGGGCATGCTTTCGAAGCCGGTTGACATGGCGCAATTCGGCGCCGCGCCGACATACGACACGGCGTTCCGAGACCAGCAGCGGCAAAATTATATCACGCGCAATCAACCGCAGTGGGATCAGCGCAAATCCGCCTTGGAAACGCAACTGGCGAACCAGGGCATTACGCTAGGCTCGCAGGCGTATAACGACGCCATGCGGACGTATGATCAAGGCTTTAACGACTACCTCCTGTCGGCGGATATGAACGCCAGTAACCTTGCGGGCGCCGATTATGCGCGCATGATGCAGGGGCGCCAAAATCAGATTAGCGAAGCGTTCTTGCCGCGCCAGCAGGCCCTTAACGAAGCGTCCGCGCTGGCGAATGGCACGCAATTGCAGTCGCCAAGCTGGCTTAACACCCCGCAAAGCAACATTGCCAATACCGATGTTGTCGGCGCTAATGCGCTGCAATATCAAGGCCAGCAGAACGCCTATAACCAACAGGTAAGCCAGCAAAACGCGGCGATGGGCGGCCTGTTCGGATTGGGCGGCGCGGCTATCGGCTCGAAGTTCTGGAAATAAGGGGCGCATATGAGCGAAGCACTTTACGGCCCCCGTTCCGGGCGCCGCGACAATTACCAGCAGCGCCTAGCCGCGCAATTGCTTGGACAGGGTTCGGATACGTCGCCCATTCAATCCCCGTGGCAAGGCGCGGCGCGTCTGGCGCAGGCGCTTGCGGGCAATTACATTATGGACCGCGAAGACACGCGACAGAAAACGGAACAGGAAGACTACGCGCGCGGTCTGGCGTCCGCGTTTTCTCCGGAACAAGTTATGCAGCCGGGCGCAAGCGGTCCCGGTCCGCGCCCCGATGCGCAAATGGCAACGCGCCAGCCCGATCCCAGCACGATTGCGCAGCGCCTTTTCGCGACAAATAACCCGCAACTCGCTCAAATGGGCGCGCAGCTTCAAATGCAAGAAGCGGCGCAACGTCAGGCGCGCGAACAGGCGGCTAATGCGCCGTTTAATCTGCGACCCGGCGAGCGTCGCATGGGGCCGGACGGGCGCGTACTTGCTGAAAACCCAGTGCCCGCAAAGCCCGAAAACCGCTTTATGAACGTCGCTGGCGTTGGGCTTGTGGATACCAGCGGAGATGCGCCGCGCGTTGCCCTGCCCGCACAACGAGAGCAGACGCCCTACCAAATGGTAACCACGGCAGAGGGCATTTTTGCCATTGATCCGCGCAATCCATCCGGGCCGCGCGTGCGTTTGGGCGACAAGCCGGACCGTAACGAAGGCGAAGGGCGCGATTTCTCGCAAGAAAAGAACATCCGCACCGAATACACGAACGCGTCGAAACCATTTGAGGATTTGCGCCAGCACTGGACGCGCCTTAACGCTGCGCATAATCAGAAAGACGGCCCCGGCGATATTGCCATGGTCTATAGCTTTATGAAAATGCTTGACCCGACTAGTGTCGTGCGCGAAGGCGAATTCGCAACGGCTCAAAACGCGGGCGGCGTTCCGGACCAAATCATGCAAATGTATAACCGTGCAATTCAGGGTGAACGGTTGCCCGACGCGGTGCGCGACGGCTTCTTGCAACAGGGTGCCCGGCAGTTTGACGGGTTGGCGCGCAACCAAATCGAGATTGAAAACCGCTTCAAGGGCCTTGCCAGCCAGTACGGCCTTAATCCGGACCGCGTTGTCCCCGACGTATTTGGCAGCGTGTCGCGCCCCGATCCCAGCAAGCCGTTTTCTTGGGGCGGCGCGCCTAAGCCGACACGCACGGCGGATCAAGGAGCACTGCCGCAGACGGCCCCGGCATTGCCGCAGCAACAGGCTCCCGCAGCCCGCCCCGCGCCCGGTTCGGCGGGGCCGCGTGGCGCCGCGCCCCGGCAACAGCAAGCCGCACCGCCAGCGCCAGACCGCGCACAGGTCGAATCCATCCTTCGCCAGTACGGGCTTTAAATGGACGAATTTGAACGTTTGAGCCGCGCAATCGTTGCCGCCGACAAGGCGGGCGATACCGAGTCTGTCAAAATTCTCGGACAGGCTTTGCGCGCGTCGCAAATGGGGCCGCCGCGTCCGCAACAAACGGGCGCACAAGGCGAGGCCCGCGCATTCGGCATTGGCGTGCGCGACGTTGCGCAGGGGCTTATGGCGTTGCCGGGGGCCGTCTATAACCCGATTGCAGCGGCAGGCCGCGCCGTGGGCTTGCCCATTCGGAACCTTGACGAAAATATCGACATGGGCGCGGACGCTTTGGGCCTGCCGCGCGCAGAAACCAAAAGCGAAAAAATCGCAAGCGGCATCGCTCGGGGCGGGGCCTCTGCATTGCCTACAATGGGCGCGGGAACGCTAATGCAGGGCGGATCGGCGGCATTGCAGCGAGTCGGTCAAATGCTTTCCTCCAACCCCGGAACGCAAGTCATTGCAAGCGGTGCGGGGGGCGGCGCGCAAGGTGCTGCGGAACAGGGCGGCGCGGGTCCTGTGGGGCAATTCGCGGCGGGCTTGGCCGGGGGTGCGGTCGGTGCGCTTGGTACGGAAATTGCCAAGGGGACGGGCCGCATGGCGCTTGCCGCTATGGAGCCATTTTCGGCGCAAGGGCCGGATCGTATTGCGGGTCGCGCGCTTTATCAGGCGTCGGCCTCCCCTGAAACTGTACAGGGCCGCATTGCCGAAGGCATGGCGGACC